TACCTTCAGACCCTGCTAATACCGATTATCAGAAATATCTTGCGTGGGTTGCTGAAGGTAACACGGCTACCGAATGGTCGCCTGAAGCCTGATGTGCGTTCACGCTGGCTAGTTTTTCTACCTGTTGCGTTATTCGCACTGTTCGCACCACAACCTGCGCACGCCACACAAACAGGGCTGCTAGTTCGTGGGTATCAGATAACGGAGATACCACCAACGAAGTCTGATATTGCTTACCCTTTGTGCGGTACTTCTGTTGAACCGTTTATTAATGCGACTTGGGATTATGAGCAGAACTTGTTTGGTGATTGTGGTTGGGATTCCTTCATGTTGCATTACACGGGATACATTCAAATTCCGGAACACAACACGATCGAGTTTTGGATTGCGTCAGATGATGGCGGCACAATAAAGATTGGTACAGAGGAGTTTGGTGTTTGGCAAGATCAAGGTTGCTCGGCTACCGAAACAGGGCAAATCGAAATCGCTGCGGGAACTCAGGCCGTTGATGCGTGGTTCTATGAGAATGGTGGCGGCACTTGCTTCATGCTGGCATGGAATATTGATGATACGGGTTGGGAAATTGTGCAACCAGAGTTCTTTACTAGTGAGCCTTTAACACCAGAGACAACTTCCACGCTTGGAACGACAACAACGGAATCAACCACAACAACTTCAACATCAACGACTACTTCAACAACAACCACAGAACCAAGTACCACGACAACGGAGATGCCAGCAAGCACCACCACAACATCTATTTACCTGCCAACCACAACGGCAGCACCACAAACAACAACAACAACGCCCCAAACAACCTCATCTACAACCCTTTATGTTTCCAGTACCACGACCCTTTTAGATCAGCCCACAACAACACTGCCAAGCACGACAACGACAACAAGCACGCTGCCAGCGACAACAACCACAACAACTTCAACAACATCTATTCCTCCCCAAGTTCCGACACCTGTAACTGTACCGTCACCACCCGATACAGAACCCGAACCGCCAACAACCGAGCCTTCCCCGCCAGTAACGGAAGCCGCACCTCCCGAAACCGTTGCGCCCGTAATAACCGTGAACCTACCTCAAGAAACCTCTTTAGCGCCTGTTCTAAGCCTCCCTAACGCACCCGAAACAACAAACACGGTAGAGACACCCCCTGCTACTTTCCTGCCTCCTATAGAGCCTGATCAGCCTTTAACGCAGGAGAAGTTTGTTGAGGCTCTTTCGGCTTTGGCTGATTCAACTCCAGAGGAAGTACAAGCGGTTGTAGAGCAGATTCTTGGAGCGGATTTGTCAAGCGCACAAGCCGAACAGTTAGTTGCCTCTACTGAGGTGCTTACAGCGATTACGGGCGAGCAGGCCCAAGAACTATTCGAGGAGATCGAACCTGCTGAACTATCGGAGTCAATGGCAAGCGTTATCGCAGACGCTATGAACAACCCTGATGTTCCTAACGAAGTCAAGGAAGCATTTGAGGACACGCTAAATATTTTCGGTAATAGCGGATTCAGTACTTATGTTCCGTTGGGTTCGAATGTGAATGTGGCGGTGCGGCGCACAATTATTGCAGGCACTACAATCCTTGTTGCTTTACCATCTCCTGCACCTGCGAGGCGTACATGAAAAAAATACATGAATACTTAATTGAGAACGCTTGGGTGTGGGCTGGTACGGGCTTAGTGTTGCTTACTTTGTCTGGCACAACTTTGCGGCAGGCTTTATGGATTACCTGTTTGACCGTGCTAGTACACTTTGTGGCAACCATGTTAAAGAAAGGTGACCAAGAATGAAAAAGGCTCAAGATGTCGCAGGAAGAATTGTTGCGTTATTTCTCACTAATGCGTTGGGTGTGATTACGGGTGCGAGCGTTATTGCGCCAGAGTTAGAGATTTGGAAGGCTGCAGCACTCGCTGGCGCAGTCTCCGTGTTCAAGGTTGTCGAGTCTTTGGCTCGTGCAAGCGTTGATGGGAAACTTACTGCTGACGAGATCGATGCGGCGTTTGGTGCTACACCTAAAAAGATTGCCGCTAAAAAGGTTGCTAAATGAAACGCCCGTACACCGGAAACAAGGATGGTGCCGCCGCAGGTGAGCATCCGCAACTAACAGCGTTAATGAAAGAGTTGTTTAAGGCTTACAGTCCTGCGCTCTGGAATAATGGCAGTTGGGGCGTTCGATCTATGCGTGGCAAGGAGTCACTTTCGGTTCACGCAACAGGTCGTGCCGCAGATATCTCGTGGCGCAATATGGGTGACGGGAAGCGTGGTGTTGCTAAGGGTGGCCGCAAGCACGCTATGGAGGCTATGGATTATCTCGTCAAGCACGCTGACGCTTTAGGTATCGAAATGATTATTGATTATTTCCCCGCACCGCACGGGCGTGCCTCGAAGTGTGACCGTGATATGGCTTGGCAAAAGTACACAAAGGAGACTGTTCATGGCGCACCGAATGGAGATTGGTTTCATGTTGAAGTGGATGGCAAGAAATCATCTGAGCAGATTAAGGCTGTTTTTGTGGCGAATCCGCCAGCAAAGGTAATTGTTGGTGTATAAATGGATACAGGTACTGCCGCAATAGTTGTTGCCTGTATTACGACACTTGGTGGCATTGTTGTCGGGTTCATGCAATCATTTAAGAAAGAGACAAAGGAAGCACGCAAGGAAAACCGTGAAGATCACGCAGTTGTTCAGATGCAACTTCGTATGATCTATAAAGGGTTGAACAAGGTAGATGACAAGTTAGAAGCACATATTCAAGATCACAGAGAAGGTGACTATGGGAAAACTGCTACAGCAGATCGAGGCAACGCCAGTTAATAGCGGTGGGTTAAAATCATCAGTTGATCTGGCGATTCAATCAATGCAAGGAGAGGACAGAGAGGACTTGGTGTGCGCTTTGCGTAACTCAACAATCTCGGCGTCAGTCATCTCACAGGTACTTAAGGAAAATGGTTGCGATATTTCACGCACAGCGATTATCCGTTGGCGAAACAGGGAAGGTATCTAATGGGCTTAGGCGATCAAATCAATGATGCGTTAGAGGTAGAGAACAACGGGGAGTTGTTGCGGCTAAGGAAACAGCGTGACACTTACGCCAACCAAAATGTTCGACTTCAAACGAAACTCGATGAGCTGGAGAAGGCGCTATCTGTTGTTGATCAGGTTGATGGGCTTTCCGTAAAGCCTCCGATTTGGCTTGCGCCTGCGAAACCTAAAACGCACGCAGCGACATTAGTCGTGATGCTTTCCGATACACACTTTGATGAGGTTGTTAATCCAGAGGAGATGGAAGGCCTGAACGCCTACAACCGTGAGATTGCGGTTATGCGTTTAGAACGATGGACACAGAATGTGATTAAACTTTCTCGGCATTATCTTTCTGGTGTTACCTATGACGGGGTTGTTGTAATTCTCGGTGGAGACATTTTCTCTGGCGATATCCACGAGGAACTTGCCCTGACTAACGAGGACACGATGATTGGCTCACTCCTGTTCTGGGCTGAACAAGTTTCTGCGGCAGTCGAACTACTCGCAACCGAGTTTAAGAAATGCCATGTGGTTTCGGTGGTTGGTAATCACGGCAGGACAACTCGAAAGCCTCGGATGAAGCAACGAGTCAAAACAAACTTTGACTGGCTACTTGCCAAGATGGTTGAAAGAAGTTTTACAAAAGACAAACGGGTGTCCTTTACCATTCCGGAATCAGCCGATGCTTTGATTGAGATTTACAATCACGGTCATTTAATTACACACGGCGATCAAGTTTCTGGCGGTGGCGGCATCGGTGGCATCTATCCGCCGATTATGCGGATGCGTGCGAGGAAGCATCAGCGCTATATGGTCACAGGGAAGTCGTTTCAAACTCTTTGGCTAGGTCACTGGCATCAATATATTTCGACACCTTCGATGGTTGTTAATGGTTCGATGAAGGGCTTTGACGAGTACGCCTTGTTGATGGGCTTTGGTTTCGAGCAACCTCAGCAGGCTTTGGCTATTGTCACACCTGAAAGAAATATCACTATTCAAGCGCCAGTGTTCTGTGCGGATAGGAAAAAAGAAGGTTGGTGAGTTATGGCAACATTCATAGAAATTGTTTGGCACGATGCGCACGCAGATACTTCGACTTGGATGGAGAAGGATGAGATCGATCTGAACCCTTGTGTAGTTGTTTCGTGCGGGATTTTGATGCCAGAAACAAAACCTGATCACATTGTTCTTTCGCAATCGTTAAATAGTTATGAGCAAGTTGATTGTGTGTTATCTGTTCCAGTTGCGATGGTTCAGTCAATGCGTGTTCTTGGTAGTGGACAGGATGCAGTCGAACATTTAGCCTGACCGTGTTGCGGGGTGTTCTCCTTCTCCGCCTCGTGACACGGGTTGAGTATTCCTGCGGGCGATTTCCTTGGGGCTTTCAGTTCGCAGGGATGCTCCCCACCCCGAAACCTGCTATTCACGCCTAAAAAAGATTGTGGCAATCGGGTAGCGCCGCATCCTAAACTTGACCTATCGGGGAAGTACCCCGAAAGACTCAAGGGAGGGTCAAGATGGAAGCAAAGTTCAAGCATCACCTGATTAGAAAGCACAATCAGATTGGTTCAAAAACAATCAAGGTGTTTAAGTTCAGCGACTTCGTTGCCGCAAAAATAATGTGCGATGAGTTGAACGCAAAAGCATCAGAAACAAATCCAGCGTTCCGCTTTGAAGTTGTCACACTGGAGGTGAAGTAATGAGCGCCCGCAAGTTGGTCGCTTCCAAAGGAAGCATCCGTGCCGATATGACTTACATTCGAAAGCAACTTCAGTATGCCGAGCAGGCAATTCAAGTCGGCAACTGGTCGTTAGCAAAAGAATGTTTCTCGGAGATCAGCGCCATAGCGGTAACACAAGAAGGTTCTTGCCGTGACAACTACTACGGGATTGAAAACTCTTACGCCGAAAAAGGAGACTACATCTGGACAAGAGAACAATGAACGCCTACACGATGCAGGTTCACACCTCGACAAAGTTCGGTCAGTTGTTTAAGGACACCGTCACCTACGAGGCACCGAACCTTCGAACCGCAGTTCAGAAGGCTCAACGATTTCCGTTCAGCGCATACGGATACAACAATGTCATACAAATCAAAATAATCAACGAAGGAGAAAAGAAATGAACGCAGTACAGATAGTGAAGGAAGCCATTGAGGAATACGGCAGGCCTGCTTGGGTAGCGAATGTTACCCAGTCGGTGAGAGAGCAGGTTGATAAGGAAACCCTGAGAAGCCTTCTCGAAGGTGCAAAGCAATCTCCCGAATCTTTCAAGGTGAGCGACAAATACGATGCCCTGCTGGACTACGCCGCAGAGAATGTGTTTGAGGAAATCACAACTAAAAAGATGAAGGAACTCACAGGGCTAAGTGGACCAGCGATCAGGAGGTGGTTGGAAGGTCACACGGACACTTTCCGCAAGATCAAGAACGGCACTTGGGAGATCAGGGATGCCGCCGCAGATCGCAAAGCAGACAAAGCGCTCTAACCCTGTAACACCCCTAAGTAACAATCAACGAAACAACTAACGAAAGAGAGAAGGAATGAAACTGATACCAAAACCAATACACGGAAGCCAAGAGTGGCTACTGACTCGATGGAAGGATGAGAACGGGCAGTGCGTGTTTGGGGCTTCCGATATTCCAGCCCTGATGAACGCAAGCCCATACTCGAACAGGTCAGCGCTTTTAGCGGACAAACTTTCAGAGCCAGTTGTCAAGCCAACCAATGCGGTATTCGAGCGAGGCAACCTGCTTGAGTCTCCGCTTCTCGTAAACGCTTCACGGGTTCTCGGCACCGAGATCACGACACCAAATGTCGTTTATCGTGACGGGCGTTTATCAATCAGCCTTGACGGAGTAGATGACGAGAACTCCCCGAATGTGGTTGTTGAAGCAAAGACAACAACGAAATACTCGGTGAGCAGTTCCGATGATCTCCCTGCTGAATGGCTATGGCAAGGATGGGCGCAACAGGCGGTACTTCAAGTGCCTGTTTGGTTCTCCGTTCTTGATCGTCAGATGAATCTTTCAGTTGTTGAACTTCCTGACAATCCTGCGGCGATTGAAGCGCTCTCGATTGAAGCGGAGTTCTTTGGCAACATCGTTGATTCCGGTGATCTCTCTGAACTTGGTCAAGAGGAGTTGGAAAACTTTTTCGCTGATGACATAGCCCGAATCTGGAAAGCCGAGCCAACGAGCATTGAATTACCCTCCGATGCTTGGGATTGGATTAACCAGTTAGAGGAAGCACGGATGCTTTCGAAGCAGGGAGAGGAGTTGGAGAAAAAAGCAAAAGATGCTTTGGCGCAGATGCTTCTACAAAACGAGTTCGGCCTGATAGATGGTCAGCAGGTTCTTTCGTGGAAGTCTCAAGCGGGTAGAGCCTCGTTGGACACGGTGCGGCTTAAAGCCGAACACCCTGAACTGGTAGAGGAATATCAGAAGCAGGGCGCTCCATTCCGTGTTATGCGAATCGTGAAAGGGAAAAAATGAGCGAAGGGTTTGCACCTATCTATACCGTTATGGTCTTTCACGAATGTGATTACTGTGACAGACCTATTGAGAATGACAAAGTGTTCGTAATGCCAACACAGGGCTTGGTTTGCGAGGATTGCAATTATCAGATGCCTTGGAAATACTAAACAACAACAAAAAGGAGAAAGAAATGGAACAGGAACTAAACACACAACTCTTGCGGGCGGTACTCGATCAGTACGCCACGCCAGACCCAAAAATAGTGGGAACAATTCCCCGTAACGGAATCAACCTTGCCTATGTGAGCCACGCTGACATAACAAAAATCCTGATCGAGATTGACCCAAGTTGGAACTGGCAACCTGTCGCTTGGGATAACGGCAGACCAGCAATCACGGTTATGAACGACACCGCAACGATGTGGGCGAGCCTGACTCTGCTTGGCAAAACTCTTTTGGGAGTTGGTACCGCTAAAGCGAACAAGCCTGATCTGGATAAGGAACTGATCGGTGACTTCCTTCGTAACGCTGCGATGCGTTTTGGAATCTCATTGAGCCTTTGGTCTAAGCAAGATTGGTCTGATCAAACAACTGTTACGAGCCTGCCTAGAGTTCAGGCCCAAAGAGCAGAAGCCGCAGAGCCTTATGTTTCGAACCATCCTGCAAAGGGTGTTCCTTCGCCAAAGGTTGTAAAGGAATTCATCGAGGACAATATGCCTTCGTTTGACGAAATCAAGGAAATCTTTGGGGCAACCGAGGTTACGAATATCAAACCGCTTCGCCCTGTCGCTGGATTGTTAAGCGCCAAGCAAAAAGGGTTGATTGAGAAACTAGCGAAGGAAAAGAAATTTGATCTTGCTGGAACTCTTGCAACCGTGTTCGGGAAGTCGGCTGTTGCTGAACTAACCAGCAAGGAAGCGTCAGCGCTTATCAAGCAGTTGATGGAGGCAAAGTGAGCAATCCGTTTGAGGAAATGGATTCGTTACGAAGCAAGATGATCACGGTGCTAGTTGATTTGGCTAATGCAGCCCGTCTAGTACTTAGGTCTGACGGCACAGATCGTTTGTCTATTGAGCAACTACGAACAGCCTTATACGCATACAACCTTTGGATTGGTGAGAATGAAGCGTGACCATTGGCGAGAGGATGCGCTTTGTTTGGATTATCCAACAACGATTTTCTTTCCAGCAAACACCCCATCTGAAACTCGCTTCGATCAAGCGAAAAGCATTTGCAAGCGTTGCACGGTTAAAAAGCAATGTTTGAAACTTGCTATGAACTTGCAAGAGGATGATGACAGGTGGGGTGTATTCGGCGGGATGAATCCTATGGAACGCCGAGTTTTGCGTGACCAGATTAAGAAAGGAATCAAAGATGCGTTGTAAATGCACATTGAAAAAAATATTGAACGAAACTATTTGTGAACAAGAGGATGATGATGAGTAGAGTTTTGAAGGCAAAGCAATTTCCGGCAGAGGAGTTACTGAGGATGTTTTCCGACACAACAAGTATCTCTGCGATTGCGGAAGCAGTTGGCGCAGATTTCCATACCGTGTATAAGTGGAAGCATAAAAATATCCATATCAATCAGTGGTATGCGGACAAATACGCAATCCGTTTAGGGCTTCACCCTTCAGCGATTTGGAATGACTGGTTCAGTCTGGAAAATATCTGATGACTGATGAACGCAAAGGTGAGTGTCAAGGGAATCAAGAGAAGTGCAATATTGAAGGCTGCCCGAAGTTCGGAACGCTTGGTGTCGCAGGCCGTGACGGGAAGCGCCGCATCAAGGGATGTAATGACCCTGCGGCACGAGGGAAGCGTTCACGGAAAAAGGGTCTGAACAAACAACGGACTGCTCGAAAGCGTTTAGGTGTTGCACCTTCGCATAAGTTCGGTGACGGGAATGAGGAACGCTGGAACGATGCTTTATTTGCTAACGAAGTAAAAGCGGGGAAGCAGATTCAGCCTGCGGTGAACGCTTGGGTGCGTATCGAAGCGCAGGTGAAGTCCAACGAAGCCGATTTTGGTTCCCGTAGGAAGCCTGCGAGGGCTGTTCTAATGCCTGATGACTGGGGCAAGGAGGGTTTAGTTATGATGCGGCTCTCTGCGTGGGAGGAACTCGTTATGCCTGCTATGAAGGCATACTACGAAGGCACCGATGAGTAAGCCGTTTGACCAGACTCTTTACGATGCAGATGATTCCGCAAAACACCTAGTCATTAAGTGGCTAGAGGCAAGAAACTTCGTTGCGTTTGTTAATCCTGATGAGTACGGGATTGATCTGCTCGGCAGATATAAGGGAGTGGATTATGCGTTTGAGGTAGAGGTCAAACACAACTGGCGAGGATTCGATTTCCCTTATCAAACAATTCATTACTCTGCGAGGAAGCGAAAGTTTGTTTTGCCTGACTACAAAACCTTTTTCGTAACGCTTAACCACGAAAGAACACGCCTACTACTTGTTGGTCACAACGATTTTATGGCAGGCAAACTTGTAAGCAAGGACACAATTTATACAACTTCAGAATGGTTTGTGGAAATCCCGATTCACAGAGTTATATTCAGGGAGATTCTTGAGGAGGAATTATGACACCAGCGCAGATCGAAGGGATGATTGACCGCATTTGCGGCCTGTTCCCGACTACGCAGATAGGGCGTAACACTGTTAAGAACGCTTGGACAAAAGATGACTTCCTGCTTGACGCAACTGTAGAGGAAGCACGGCTTGTCACAGACTGGATCAAAGACAACTGCGAAAAGTTCCCTGCATCGCTTAAGGAAACAAAAAAGATTTTCAACCTCGTGCGCAGTAAAGGAAACAAAACAACAACGCTCGACTCGAAGGATTGCAATATTTGTTTCGGTAGCCTCTGGGATTCGGGTGAGCGCTACGAGGATGGGAAAAGAATCAGCGAACCTTTCACAACTATTTACAGAGATCATATTTATTCGGTAGTCAAGCCTTGCCCGAATTGTCGAGGCGAGGATTGGGTGCCACCAAGTTCTAACTATTAAACAAATCACAATCGGCTAGTCGCATGACCTGCACCCTTCGCACGGTGTCTGGTAACACACGGAAAGCGTGGGTAGATCATCTATGTATTAGATGAGGCGCTGCGTAATAAAAAGAAATAGGGTGTTGGTGTGAGGCAAACCAACGGGAGGGCATTAAATCTTTGTCTCTGTACGGGTAACAAACAAATATATATATCAACTTGAACAGTGGTATCCTTAAGACACACGCCGCATCAAGGCGAACTACCAGCGCAGATGTTGCGCCGAGACGCTCAGGAGAGCCACAGCAATAAACAAACAAACTTTAGTTCTATATCTATATTCAAAATTAGAGGAGGCGAAAGTGAAGCAAGGTTTTATGAAAAAAGTTTTAGCGTCAGTGTTTGCAATATCTACTTTTCTTGGAGGTGTTGCTTATGCGAGGTCTGTTCCAGATCAAGAGGTTTCGCAAAGAAAGATTGCCTATGTTGCTGATCGACTTGATCGTGATGCGGCGCTTCCTATTCCGGAATGGGTGAAGTGCAAAGAGTATTTCGGAGAGTTAAATGCGATTGGGTTCGAAGGCGCTGATTTGAAAAAAGCGGATTCAATAATGTTTCGTGAGTCACGCTGTTTCCCGCAGGCCCATAACTCTGATGACCCAACAACAATTAATGGGGTGAAAGGTTCTTTAGGTTTGTTTCAGATCAACTTGTTTTGGATTTCGCAAACAACCGCATATCCAAAAGGCTTTTTACAAACAGTTTTGAATAGGAACATCAAACCAAAACACTTGTTCGATCCTGAGTTAAACATCCTTGCGGCCAAAGCGATTTTCGATTACAACCAGAGTCTCGGCGGGTGCGGCTGGACTGCTTGGCGTAGTTGCTAGGTTTTAGCTCTTTTTAGGTGCCAAACACTTGCCTATAAAGGCTTAAAAAAGATTGTGGCAATTCAACCTCCCGCATCCTAGATTTGAATCATCGAGGAAGTTCCTCGGTAAGACTCAAGGGAGGGTCAAATGAAAGCACTACAAAAAAATATTCAAGTAGCAGTTCAGTTAAATCTGTTCACACATTCGGGAAGCGTTTATGCGTTCACCGCTTCGTTCATCTCGAAGGAACTTCCAGAACAAGAAGCGAAGTTGGCAAGGGAACTTGCAAAGGCAGTTACAGAGTGGGCATACCTTCGCAAGCAACTTGCGGGAAGCCTCGCCTTGGCATCAGAGCGCTCACTAAAAGCAATCGAAGCGATCAAGAACAACCTTCAGGTTTGGGACAACCCAACAAGCGGATATCGAATCGATGAATACCTTTCGATGTCAAAGGCAACCGTTCTTCACATCACGAGCCTTTGTTCCCTGATCGAATTAGACAGCGAAACCATCGAGCGCATATTCATGATCGCAACTAAGTTCGAAATCAATACAAAGTAAATACGAGACTCAAGGGAGGGTCGAAATGGAAAAGACAAACAAAGAAAAAGCAGAACTATTAATCATGATGCGGAGGCTCTGGGACACCGCAGAATCCTTTGCCTTAGCAATCGGAATGGATGAAACCGAGGCCGCAAAGTTTGCCGCACGCCAGTTGGATTACATCGTGGAACAATCGAAGGGAGAAACAAAATGAAAACAGTTATCGGAACAACCGTCAAGGAATTACGCCCTATGACGGAAGCGGAGATGAAAGAGGAAGGGTGGACTGATCGCAGGAACGAAGTTCTCGTGATGGTTCTTTCTAACGGAATGAAACTTTACCCATCACAGGATTACGAAGGCAACGGTGGTGGAGTCTGGTTCGGAAAAGACAAAGATGGAGCGTTTGCACTATGAGCAAAATAATCGCAGCGAAACAATGGGTGAAGGTTTATTACGAGGAAGGGCAGAAGTATCGCATCACGGTACGGGCGCAGTTAATCCATCACGAAGGAAACCAAAAGCCTCATTTCAGTATCGGTGGAGATATCGAAAGACTTGCCAAGAACGGCAGAAAGGTTTGGGAGTCTGGCGGATGTATCCACGAGGAAGTTCTGCGGCACTTCCCGCACCTAAAGCCTTTAGTTGATATTCACCTGTCAGATGATGACGGGGTGCCGAGGCACGCCTACGGCAACGCAGGCTACTGGGCGGGCTTTACGAAGTATCAGGAAAGGAATCTGCCTCAACTCGCTAGTCACCTGCGGGTTAGCATTGAGGAAGCGGAGAATCTGATTCAGTTCATAGAGAACTTCTATGGAGAGTTTGATTCGATAACCACTCCCGACAGAGCGTGGGAGCATACCTGCGATGACGAAGGTCTAACCGATAAGTGGAAAAAGGAAGCAAACGAAGCCCTAGCAATACTCAGCCCAATCTTTCAGGAGGTAACGAAATGAGTGAGGAAGTAACTAAAAAGAGTTTCGAACATATCGAAATCATCACTACCCCAAACACCAAACTATTCGAGGTGCGGCTTATCGTCTCTATGGACACTTACGGAGACGATGACGAAACAGGAAGCGCCTTAGAGTGGCTTCACAACCTGCTTCATCTAGCGTCAGAAGGCGAGGACATTAAAACGGGAGCAACAGCCTTCATGATGTCGATGCTCTCGGTAGGAGAAACCCAAGTTCATATGTGCAAGATTGAGCAGGTACAGGGATGACCGATGTAAGCGACTTTCAGGCCGCAGTAATTGTGTTTGGCTCTATGGGGATTTGGTTTTGCGGTTACTACATTGGCAAAATTGCTGGAATCCAAAAGGAACAGGCACGCCAATTTCGGATTACAAGAACAAATTATGATCTAGCAAACCACAGGCGCAAGGGAGGAAGTTCACCCCGCTAGGTATGCTGAAACTCCCCTGCGGTGGCTCGCCACTTGCCTATATTCTCACTCCCTTGAGCAGGCAACTACTTCGAAAGTAGCGCAGGGGATTTTTTGTGATATGAGGAGATTATGACAATTAAAGATATTGAGAGCGCCATCCACTTCTTACGAAAGATCAGTGTTGGGCAGATGGAAGTGGACAGACTTGTTTCCACTGTGGAAGCATTAGAAGCAGAGTTGGAACGAAGGAGAAAGAAAAAATGAGCGAGGACATGAGAGCAGAACTGCAGCATTGGCAGGCACGCACGGATGAGATGCAAGTTGCTATGGAGCGCATCCGTGAGGAGAGAGATGAATTCCGGAATAGGACACTGTTGCTTGAATCAACTAATCAAATGTTGATAGATGAAGTAAAGCAGTTGCGCTCGATGATCGAGCGTGTTCAGGTTGCTATGTCGCAAGGGCAAGAACTTTAGTGATTCAACTTCTATGTCATAAGTGCGATGTGCTTGTGTCTCGTGACGCAATCTATGTCTCAGGATGCGGTTGTGACCCTGACGCCCCAACATGGGTTGCGATACAACCAGATGGAAAACTAATCACGATGAGCCACGCCGACTACACGATTAAGGAAACAGCATGATCAACCCTGAACTCGAACACCTTGCAGTAGAGATCAACTCGCTAATCCCGCACCCACGAAATGTTCGTCAAGGCGATGTAGGCGCAATCTGTGAGAGCCTTAAAGCACACGGGCAGTATCGCCCGATTGTGTTCCAAAAGGGAACAAACCTGATCATCGCAGGCAACCATACTTGGAAGGCGGCAAAGTCTCTTGGTTGGGCCTATATCGCCGCAACCCCGTTTATTTGTTCCGATGATGAGGCGCTTCGAATCCTTCTTGCAGATAACAAGGCAAGTGATCTAGCGACATATGACAACGATCAACTAGAGGAACTGTTGCGTGAACTCGCTGAAACAGATAAGTCATTAGAGGGAACTTTGTTTGATGGTGACTATCTCGATCAACTAATCAACGATAACGACACGCCACTGCTAGAGGATTTCCCAAAGTTTGACGAGGGAATAAGCACAGAGCATAAATGCCCTAAGTGCGGCTACGAGTGGAGTGGCAAACAAAGTTAATCCCTATGAGCAAACCTGAATATCAGATACCGACAATCAAGAACATTGAAAAGATTAAAGGCACAAACGGATTAAATGTTGCGTCATTCTTTTCGGGTTGCGGCGGTTCGTGTTTAGGTTTCGAAATGGCTGGCTACAAAATCGTAAGCGCATCAGAGTTCGTAGAGGAAGCACAGAACACTTATCGGTTAAACCATAAAGGAACGCCGATTGACACGAGAGATATTCGTGACATTACCGCTAAGGATGTTTTTGAATTAGCAGGAACAGACCAGATCGATGTGATGGAAGGTTCACCACCGTGCGCTTCGTTCTCGACCGCAGGCAAAAGAGAAAAGGGTTGGGGTCAGGTCAATAGTTACTCTGACACGGAACAAAGATCAGATGACCTGTTCTTAGAGTTCGCAAGAGTTCTCGCTGATGTGCAACCGAAAGTCTTTGTTGCCGAGAATGTTAAAGGCTTAGTGATTGGCTCTGCGAAAGGATATTTCAAACTAATCCTTCAGAGACTTAAGAGATGCGGCTATCAGGTAGAGGCGAGAGTTCTTGACGCTTCATATCTTGGTGTGCCGCAGGCAAGGCAGAGAGTTATCTTTGTTGGCGTTAGGAACGATTTGAATATGCCTCCCGTGTTCCCAAAACCTTTTGCCTACCGTTACAACCTCTCTGAAGTAATCGGAAGCAACCCATCTTTCATAGATGAGGAGACAGGCAAAGACTTATCGTTTGAGAAGTATGCGATCTATAACGAATGGCTGAAACTTCATAACGGGCAATCATCAGATAAGTACTTCCAACTAGTCAGACCGTTTAAGAATCGCCCTGTGCCAACCCTTACTGCTGGAGGTGGGAATGTCGGCAGCGCTTCGATAACACACCCCGACTATCCGAGGAAGTTCAACCTGCAAGAACTGCGACTGCTCTCAGGCTTCCCTGCAGACTTCGCTCTCACCGGAACTTACGAACAAAGATATGAACGGATAGGTAGAGCAGTACCGCCTCTTATGATGAAAGCAATAGCCGAATCAATACAGGAAGGAATCTTTAATGGAAATCCCGACTGACTGGACATTTAGAAACAAGGGAGTTGCTAAAGCCTTCGACAACCATGTGCGGGAATCGTTGCCTTGGTACGACTTGGTATCAGGCGCAGTAGCGCATACCGTTAGGCATTACCTACCAGAGAACGGACTTATGTATGACATAGGCGCTTCGACAGGGAACATAGGCAAACTCATAGACGAATCGCTAACCGCACGCAAGGTGAGCCTGATCTCGATTGAGAGCGCCGCAGAGATGGCAGAACACTTCGAGGCTCAAGGAATCTTAGAGATCGCAGACTGTGTTACCTACGACTACAAACCCTTTGATGTAGCAACCATATTCCTTGTCTTGATGTTCCTAACCATCGAACAACGCCAGACTCTTATTCAAGGCCTGATGGACAAATGCCGTAAGGGTGGCGCAATAATCATCGTGGACAAGATAGAAACCAAAGCCAACTACATAGGAACTATCAACCGCAGGCTCACCCTCGCAGGGAAGGTAGCCACAGGTGTAAGCCCTGAGCAGATCATCGCTAAAGAACTATCACTTGCAGGAATACAAAGACCACTAAAGGAAACCGAACTACCAAAGAGCGCTGAACCATTCTTCAGGTTCGGAGAGTTCGCAGGATGGATAATCGAGAAGCACTAATGCCAATCAGCCAACCCTGCCTCAACTGCCGTGACCTAACCACTAACGGGTCACGATGCAAACAATGCGAAACCGTTTACAACAGACTGCACCCCAAGCCCGCACGCCCGCACTACGCAGGAACATACAAGCGAAGGGCAAAGATAGTTAGAGAGACAGCAACCAACTGTTGGATATGCGGCGAAGGCAACCGAGGAACATCAGATCCTTGGACAGCAGACCACCTCATACCAGCAGACCCGAACTCACCTCTAGCCGCAGCACACCGCTCATGTAACTCCAGACGCCAAAACAAGCCGATCAACCCCAACTAAAAGCCCACTACACGCATTAGGAAGCCATTAGAGCGTGCTAAACACAAATACACCCTCTACACACCCAACACACCCCCACACACCCCCGTACACCCATTTTTTCTAAGTAGCAGTCAGGAACTAC